CTGCTTGGCTGTCTGCGCCTGCTGCTCAAGGGATGCGCCTTGCTTGGCATATTCAGCGGTTTGGCGCTGAAGCTCAGTGCGCATGGCCGCTTGGTCGGTGGCCTGCTGCGCCAGCAAGGTTCGCTGGTCTGACTCGGCTTGCTTGCGAGACTTTCGTGCTTCGCCTGCGTTGTATGCGGTGCTCAAAATGATTGCACCAGAAATGAAATAGCTCATGTGGTTATCTCCTTGTGTTCAAAAACTTCCATGTCCAGCTCGGCGTATTCCAGCGCGGTGAACATCTCTTCCAGCTTTTTGATGTCTGTCTCATCGGTCGGATTTGGGTGGATCGTTGTCCAGATCGCATCCTCATGGGTATGGACCACCCGCTTTGTCCCGGCCTCAGAGATGAAGGACGCAGGTGCTGTGTGTGTCTCTAGCCCAAACTCTGTGTAGCAAGTGATGCTGCCTTGGCTGATGATGTTGAAGTGGCGATGGCGGTGTATTTTGCCGACAACCACAGTGCCAGCAGGCAGGTGGATCTCGCGGCCATAGATGCCGGGTGCCAGCCAGTGCTTGAGCGGGGGCGACTCATCCATCCGCTGGCCATCTGGCAGCGCTTGGCAAGCCCGTTGAATGGCCATGATCTTCTGCCGCGCTATCGGCGCAGGCAGATTCGATTGCGGCATTTCAATGATGGCTGTGCTCATAGCAAACGATTCTATTGGTCTTTGTACACAATGCAATGGCCTGTATATCTGCGAGATATACCATCATGCAAACACATCAAAGTCGGTGCTGGCGCTGGACTGGCCCATGGGTCGGCCACCGAGCTGGTGAGTGCGGGTCATGCGGTTGTACTCGCCGCCGCCCAGCATCAAATAGCCGAAGGAGTCGCCAATGTGTGAGTGCTCGTTCTTGTTTGGCGCGTCCCGGAACCGTTCTTGGCCAGCTCCGACCGCCACCCGCTTGAAGTGGTAGCCACCGGCCAGAGCCTTGCGCAGCAGCTTGCACTCGCGGTTGACTATCAGCCCCGGCAGGCCAGCAATCAGGCGCTGCATGGGGGCGGCAGAGGCCTCGCGGCGCACCTTGAAGTCGTTGCTGGCTGTCGGCTGCGCTCGCAACCCCAAGGTTTTCAAGTAATCAAAAGCTGTGACCTCGTAGATCGCATCTCTGGCCATACCAGCCGGGTCACCCCAGATCATGACTTGGTGGTTGGGGTAGCGCTGGTTCAATTCGCCCAGCAGTTGGTGGCCAAAGCGCTCCAGACCCATGTCAAAGGTCACGATTTCCTGATGGATCAGCCACCTGCCGTTGGGCAAGCGCTGGCCAATGGTGGCCGCAGGGGTCAATCCGAAGTCAAGTCCCACTTGTATTGGCACGCTGGGGTCGATTTCGGTCTCGCCTGACATGGTCGAGTCCTCATACTCTGGCCAAACGGGCCTGCCTTCTTGGACGTAGGTGTATTCGCCACCGGCATAGCAGCGGATCCAGTCCAGATTCTTGCCAAGCAGCATCTGCTGGTAGTAGCCGGGCGGCAGGTTGTGGACGTTTTCAGCCTTGGGGTTGACCTTCCACCACTTGCCAGACGCAAAGATGTGGTCATTGGCCTCTGGCATCTCTGGCAGGTCTTCAACATCCACCGGCACGACACCGCCGGGCTGCTTCCAGAACTTCCACGCATACTGGCCGGTCATCTTCTCCTTCTCGGCCATGCGATGCCACCAGTGATCGTCATCCATGGGGTTGGTATCCATCCAGATCCCGTGCCATGTGGCCCCGCCATCGCGCTTGGTGGGGTATCGGCCAACCCGGTGGGTCAAGCCATCGATCACGGCCTTTGGCAACTCACGCGCCTCATTCACCCAAGCGCCGGTCAGCTCCAGTGACAGCAGCTTCCTGACATCCTTGGGCTGGTCAAGGGCCAAGAAGATGACCTCGCAGTCAATGCCAGCGGCCTCACCACGGGCAGGCAGCCGGATGTGGTGGGTGATGGGCGGTGTCCACAGCATGGGGCCGAAGGTAGCCTCCGGGAACAGGTCAAGCCATGTCTTGATGGTGGTGGTCTTCAGCATGGGGTAGCTGTTTCGCACCACCGCCCAGCGGGTATACCTGATGTTGTCAATCGGACTGGGCTTTTGTTGCACCGCCTTGATGAAGATCTTGCTCGCGCAGCCGTATGACTTGCCCGAGCCCACCGGCCCCATGATCCCTTGCACGAAGTTCTTGCTCTGGATGAAGTCGTAGATGACGGGCGACTCGCTGAAGTCGAGGTTCAGGCCAGCTATCGGCACAGTCTTGTCGGATGTTTCTTTTGTTCGGGCCATCTTCTTGCTCCAGTTGTTCAGCTATTTGTCTCTTGCGCCACATCACTCACCCCGTGGTGCTACAACATTGATGTCAATCACGCTTGGTTTCTCATTGCCGTCATCAGGGTTGTCCAGCAATCCACTGGCTTTGGCCAGCAGACGCAGCACCCCAACCTTGTCATAGAGCTCGATCTCCAAGGTGCTGACCCCATCCTTGTCAGTCCTGACCCGGATGTTCTTGATCGCGTGCAATGCGTGCTCTGGTATATCGCTAGACCGCTTCACCGTCACATTGCCGTGCTCATCCCAAGTCATGATGTCCGTCAGCTTGGTGTTGGCCATGGACAGCAAGGCATAGGCCACAGCCTCCTTGTTGGCCATGATGGTGCTCGAGCGCTCCAGCCTGCGCTGCACAGACCTCACCCCACCCCAGTTGGTGAGAGGTGGGATCACAGTGGACTGCTTGGACCTAGTCATCACGGGCTTTCAACATTGCGTCTGCCACTTCATAAGCAAGATTTGCCCAATTGGAATACACACCGACGTCACCTCTTGTTGCACATCCAGTGATTGCCGCTTGCATAGCCTTTGCCGCAAAGTAATCACGCAAGGTCATGCCGTCTTGTGCATATTGTGTTGTTCCACTAAATGGTCTAGGAAATGCTGCTGGGTTGTTCATGTCAGCCACCATCAGAAGGGAATGTCATCATCAATGTCAGGCTTGGCCACAGACCTTGACTCAGGCTGGGCAGCATAGGGAGTCTGGTTGTAGCCACCACCACCCTGCACTTGACACAGCTCACCAATGCTCACGCTGATCCAAGGCTCACCAGCAGAAGTCTTCTTGCTCCAAGCGCTGATCCAGCGAACCTCACCGTTGGGCAGCATCACGCGGCCTTTCAGATTGGGTTGGCGCTCCTCGGTCTTCTTGTCGTTCTTGAACAGGCTGCCCTGTCCAGCTCTCATCTCGTATGCCATCTCAAATACTCCTTAAGGTTGATTGTCGTTCAGTTGGAAAAAGGGGGGAAGGCTCCCCGTGTCAGGAAAAAAGGGAGGAAAATTTCAGGGGGACCCCCACCGCCTATGGTGTGGGGTGGGGGGCAAGGGGTATCGATTCTTGCAGCCGACCAGCCGCCGCCTGACTGCCGCCAGCCGCCAGCGTGTTGGGCCTGCCAGCCGCCAGCCGCCAGACACCCCTCAGTTGGCCAGCCTTGTACAAAATCCATACGTTCGTTTGCTGGTTGTACACATCGGATTACAGGGCCTACAACGCGCTGGAAGGTCGAGTGGCTACCCTTGCCTAGACCAGCCTGTGATCGTGGCTGGAAGGCTGGTTTCCGTGGCTTGGCGAGGCATCCAATCATCTGGCATCTGCCTGCAACTGCCGGATGCCTGCCATCAGGACGCTGGCGCTGGGCTTGATCCCCTCGGCTGCGTACAGCGGCAGCAGGGTGTCGAGGCTGTCTGCGACCTGCTGGGCGCTGATGCCGTCAGCCAGCAGCTCTTCGACTTCGCGGTTGTCGAGAACTGTCTGACTGCCTGTCAACAAGTTACTAGAATTCTGATTGTTTAAATTAACTTCTTTAACAACCTGATTGCATACAACCTGTCTACTAGTAGTATGTTCTTCTGCGTTATCTACAACCTGTAGGTTGTGATTAGGTTGTGAATGTAAGTTGTCTACATTTACAACCTGTGGGTTGTGATTGTGTGACTGCTTGTCAACAAGGTTGTCCACAGGTTTGGACTGCTTTGACTGAGCCTTTTGGATGGCGGCTTTCATCTCTCTGACTGTTCGTGTCTCGCCTGACTTTGGCATGGTTGGTGACCTCTTGGTTGGTTGCTTGAGTACTTTGCTGATTGCTTGGGCGACTCTGCGCTGGCCCTCTCTGTCTACCTCTTCCATTGCTTGCTGCTCCTTGATTGCTGGTGACCGGGTGTCTTCCATGCTGCTGGTGACTGCCATGGCTGTGGCCGCGTCCACTGACTTGTCGAAGATCACCCGCAGTGTGTCTGTGCGCTCGCCTTTGAATCCCTTCTTGACTGTCTCGAGGTAGCCAAGCTCTCTGAGCTGCTTGAACTGCTTGGCGACTGCCTGCTGGGTGATGTTGAGCTCCTTGGCCAGCCTTGTCTGGCTGACCCATGTGATGCCAGCACGGTTGCAGTAGCTGCACAGAGCCGCCAGCACATGGAGTGCGCCGTGGGAGATGTTTGGGTCAAAGACCGCCTTGATCGGCAGCACAGAGACCTTGCGCTGGTCTGGCAGCGGATCCTTCTCGCGGATGCGCGGCTTCTTGGGCAGGGTGAAGTTGACAGGCTCAGTCATCGCGTTCACTTGGATGCCTTCCACAGTTGCCTGACGTTGTTGGCCAGCTCATGCATGGCCGCTTCCCCGCGCTTTTGGCCAACAGCGAGGATGTACTCCCTGCGGCTGATCTGCGGGGTTGACTTGCGCCTCCTGTTGACCGTGACCGGCAGCTTGTTGAGCACCCAGTTGGCTTCGCAGTAGGCCAAGTACTCGGTGCTGTAGCTGCCGACAACCCGGCCATCTGGCAGCGTGACCTGCTTGGCATCTGGGTGAACCTTCCCGCATGAGCGGCATGCGAGCGGATCATTTGCCAAAGACACGGTTGATGATCCTTGTGCCAAGACCAGACTCCTTTGCCTTCCACTTGCGCGAGATCTCGGCAGCCAACTGCGTGCGCAGCCATGTGGCGCCACCAAGCTCCTTGTAGGCCTCGCGCTGGGCCTCAGTGACCCGGACTGTGATCTGGATCTGCTTGCCTGTGATTTCACTCTTGGGTCTTGGCATCTGTGTCTTTCAATATCTCTTCGTTCAACTCAAAGGCAATGCGCCTGACCGCGTCCAGCAGCTCTCTGAGGTCTGTGACCGTGTTCATCTCCCGCTCAAGCGCTTGCTTGAGCAGCTCGATCTGGTGCTGCAGGTTGCGGATATCGCCGTTGGCCTCTTGGGTGTCGTACACCAGCCCGGCTTCGTTCCTGAATAGCTTTACGTAGCTCACATGCATTGCTTGCTCCATTGCCAGTGGCTCCATGTCATGACTTCACCAAGGCCGTATGGGCTGATGCCTGTGACCTTGGCCTGATGGTCGCGCAACTTGCGCATGGCCCTCAAATAGATCTGGCGCACCCGCTCCCGCGTGACGTTGAAGCGCTGACCGATCTCTTCATGCGTAAGCTCCTCAATCACCACCAACTCAATGACCAGCATTTGCCGGTCTGACAGCGGCGCGTCGATCAGGATCTTGTTCAGCAAATCCTTGGCCTCAAACAACTCCATGTCATCTTCTAATTGCCATGACCACTTGTGCTTCGGCAGCTCTGGTAGTTCAACATCCCGGCTGTGCCAAATCTTTTTGACTTCGCTGGGTATCGACTGGAGATGCAGCCGACCGTAATAAGGTGATCTGCTCATTTGATCTCCAGCCACTTCAGCATGAGCCACAGCGCCAGCAGGGTCAGAAAAGACCCCAACAGCATGAGTCCAACGCAGATGAGAATACTTATCATTGCTTCATCTCCCTGATGTAAATTGCGAATGAATTGATGGTGTCTGGCCCGAAGCAGCCCATGCGCTCGATGGCCACAGCTACCTCTTCCAGCGTGTCATTGCGGGTGTTGGGCAGCTCTGACAGCCGCTGC